ACACCCAATCTCATCACAGGCATGACACTGACCCCTGGACATGCAGTGGGGACTGGACCAGGGTGTTCCATTTTAGTGGGACCTGTGGGTAATATACCAGAGATGCAATTGCCACTCTTTGCAGAACCTTCGATTACCTATGGGTCAATTACATATCCTCCACCAGGCGTTCCGACAGCAACACTCTTAGCGCCTCTGACTGGTTATTATAGTGAGAGGTACTTTTATGATGCTGAGTATATTTTTGCGACATACTATGAAACCCAAGCGCCGAGTCGCACCGACAAGTTAACACTTATTGATCCTTTAGTGGGTAAGAAGACAATACCGCTGACAGAGTTAACGGAGATACTTGCCAAAGCCGATAATGGTAGGATCAACAAATCAATGTTCCCTGGAGATCCAATTACTATTCCACAACAGTCTTTATATAATGATGACCCTGATACAGTGATTACTAGTGGTAATCCATACTTAGAGGGCGCGACGACAGATGTGAGTGCATGGATTAAGTTTAAACCATCAGAGATCGAACAAATGATCTATTATTATACGTTAACCGTGACTCATACGTGTCCACCGTATATTACTAGATTCTATGGGACAATGACAGTACAGAACAATTGGAATGCTGTACAACAGAGGTTACAGTATTATCTAAATAAAGCAACGGGAATTATACCAGATCCAGATGCCAGCACTTAAGGGAATGTCAAGGTTAGGGGACATCACATCAGGTCATGGTTGTCATGCGCCTGTAATCGGTCTTACAGCGTCTCCAAACGTTTATGTGAACAATCTACCTGCCCACTGTGCTACAAACACCACAGTGCCTCATACATGCGGTACAGACGTACATTCTGACGTATATACTCTAGGTAGTGCGAAAGTGATGATCAATGGTCAGCAAGCAATGCCAATTGGTGGGACATTACTTCCTGGAGGAACTGTTGCAGAGGGTTCCCATAATGTGTTTATTGGTGTATAATATAGAAGTCAATTATTTTTTGAATTATGGCACGAGCAAAAGTTGGTCTTAGTGGTAAGAAGATCATTGAGTCAAAACCCAAAACCACACGACAGGGCAGCAGCAAGAACACGAAATATTCTGCTACCAGTCGTAATTGCGCTAAAAAGCGTTATCGCGGACAAGGAAGGTAATGAAAGATTTACTGTTCATCTCACAGGACAAAGAGATGGCACTCATTCAGGAGATGTCATACAAGATCAAGATGTCAAACTGGGATATTCATCCTAGTAAGACTTGCTTCTTGTGCGTGTCTCCTGATTACTCCAGTATTGTAACTCAGCATCTCTCGCATTCATTGTCAATGGATCGGGAGATTTTTCATATTGAAGCAGTTAATGTGCCGTTTCCTGATGAAAACCCCACTCAATATCAAGTTAATTTTGAGTTAGATTTTGCTGAGTGGGTATTAGATTGGGATAACTTTGTGTTATGTGAAGCAGGGGTAATCCGAGGTGGCAATTATACTTGGATTACTAAAGCAATGGAAAAGTTTGTAGACAAGAATTACTACACTTTATCATTATGTGAAAATATCCATAGTAAATATAAGAGTGATCTGGTTTCACTTTATTATGATGATACCATCGAAGATTTGCATTTTTGGTGGGAACGACCAAATAATCATTGGACATAGGGATAGCAACCCCAAAAAAAGTTCTAATCAAACTTTTTCAAAGGAGAACTATGGGATTATTTCCAGTAGACAAAAGTGAAGAATTTATCGAAGAAGGTATGACACTGATTACTGAAACAGACAGTGACAGATACCTAGATGCCGCCGCAAAGCGTCGTAGGGCAAAGATGAAGGAAGAACTATACCCACTGCCCGAAGACCGCATGGAGCGTCCTTGTGGAGGGGCAGGTGGATTTGATGACTTTGTAGAGCGTTGGCACGAGTGAATAAATAGAAACAGCCTATTGTTGTGTCTAAATGCCGACCTTTCAGACATTCAAAGATTTGAGTGTTACGTTTAAGAAGCATCCTGTTACTGATGATTTAGTAACGGTGAAAGATAAGGCATCTATCGCTCAGTCGATTACTGCCTTGCTTCTTACTAGGAAGGGAGAAAGACCATTTCAACCTAACTTGGGTTCTGGTGTTCAACTAGTTTTGTTCGAACCACTAGATTATGCATCTGCTGGTATTCTTAGATCTGAGATTCTAGATGTATTACAGAGGTATGAACCAAGGATTACAGTTGATAAAATCAGAATTACACCAGATTCACTGAATAATGGTTATAGTGTCGAACTGCAGTATAATATTGTCGGTAGAGACGATACACCAGTAGGAGTAGAATTCTTCCTAGAGCGTACTCGATAATGCCATATACTCAGGTTGCCAACTTAGACTTTGAAGATATCAAAGTTGCTCTGAAAGAATATCTCAGGGCAAATTCAGATTTTACTGATTATGACTTTGAGGGTTCTGCGTTATCAACGCTGATTGACACTCTCGCTTATAATACCTATTACACTGCGTTCAATACCAATATGGTAGTGAACGAAATGTTCTTAGACTCTGCTACCTTGAGAGATAATGTGGTAGCATTGGCAAAGCAGTTGGGATATAGGGCAAAATCAATTACTGCTCCTACTGCCTATATTGACTTTACTGTCAATTACAGCACTCCTGGTACAGATACCGAACTGATCTTGAAGGCAGGAACTGGGTTTATTGCATCTTATGATAATGTTTTGTATCAGTATGTTACATTAGATGATGTAAAAGTGCAGGTTCTGAATGGCAGCACCGCATTTTTCTCTCAAGTGCCAGTAAAAGAAGGAACACAAATTACAAATACTTTTACTGTAAACTCTTCTTTGACTAATCAAAGATTTGTTCTTGATAATAGAAACATCGATACTAATACAATCTTAGTTAAAGTATTCCCTACAGGTGGAAGTTTTAACGAGCAATATTTCGTATCTGACAATATCTTGGATGTTAACTCTGAGTCTAAGGTATTCTTTTTAGATGAGATTGAAGATGAGAGATACGAGATTATCTTTGGTGATGGAGTATTAGGTCAAAAGTTGCCCAATGGTGCTAGAGTTGAAGTTTCTTATCTAACAACAAATGGTCCTGCATCAAATGGAGTAAAAACTTTTGTGTTCTCTGGTATTCTTGAGAACATCAATGGTGCAACACCAAACAATAGTGTAACAATTAATACAGTTGTTCCTGCTGCTGGTGGTGAAGATAGAGAGACTATCAAAAAAATTAAGTACAACGCACCCAAAATATATGCTGCACAGAACAGAGCAGTAACTTCTAATGACTATGATGCACTGATTCGTAGAATTTATCCCGCTGTAAGTGATATTATCATATTTGGTGGAGAAGATCAAGAACCTCCACAGTATGGTCGTGTATTCATTGCAATTAAACCAGAAGATGCTTCTTACATTACAAGCATTACAAAACAAGAAATTAGAAATGAATTGAAGAAGTTTAGCATTGCTTCTGTCATTCCTGAACTTGTTGACCCATCAATTTTGTTTGTTGAGTTAACCAGTAAGATTTTTTACAATAGGGCAAAGACTAGCGATAGACCTGCACAGATTCAAGGTAAGGCAATCGGTGCGTTGACTGATTACATTGAGAATAGTGATACAGAAAAGTTTAATGGCAAGTTTAGATACAGTAAAGCAATTTCTGTAATCGATCAGTCTGATAATTCTATTAACTCCAATTTAACCTCAGTAACTATGAGGAAGGATTTTATCCCACAATTGAATAGTACGTTTTACTACGAAATTTGCTATCAAAATGCTTTTGCTGATGATGACGACCCTGTAGTATTCTCAACGGGTTTCACTGTTACAGAATACCCCAATTATACCGTCTATCTTGAAGATAGGATGGGTAGAATGGTCCTATATAGACTAGATGCTGCTACTGGTGATAAGATCGTTTTGGACGATTTTGTTGGAACAGTAGACTATGAAAAAGGTGAAGTAAAAATGAATGATCTTACGATTATCAAGGGATCATTTGCAGACAACAGAATACAATTGAGAGCACTTCCCAGACAAAATGATATTACAGCGATTAGGGAAGTCTATTTGGATGTAGACATTGCAAACAGTAGCTTTATTGCATACGCAGAGTAGTATAGATGGCAAAAATCAAGAACTCAATTTCAACTCTGATCGAGACACAACTCCCAGAGTTTATTAGCACTGAGTACGAGCTTTTTGGTAACTTCCTTACCAAGTACTACGAAAGCTTGGAGATTCAAGGCGGACCTCTTGATATTGCTAATAATTTGCAGCAATATGCAGATATTGGATTTTATGAGAATAAAATCCTAGAGCAATACACAGAACTTGATGAAAATCTATCTAGTACTGCCACTACTATCACTGTTCTAGATGCACGTTCTTTTCCAGAAAAGAATGGATATATCAAAATTGGAAAAGAAATTTGTTTTTACAAGAGTAGAAATAATACTCAGTTCCTTGAAGTATCAAGGGGAGTTAGTGGCAATACAAAACTTGGAGACATTTATAACGAAACAGAATTCGTAACAACTGAATCTACCACTCACTCTGGCGGTGAGATGGTAATGAACGTCAGTAATCTGTTTTTATATGCGATTGTTAGAAACTTCGAAGAACAGTATCTTGCATCATTCCCAGAAAAGTATCTAAAGTCTGCGGTTGATAAGAGATCACTTATCAAAAATATTGGTCAATTTTATAGATCAAAAGGAACAGAGAAATCTATTCAGTTCCTTTTCAATACAGTAATTGCAGGTGGTCCAGAAAATAGACCATCTGTGTATAATCCATCAGATTTTACATACAAGTCATCTACTTCAGACTGGACTCAAGGGTATGCTCTTCGTGCTAAAGTTCTATCTGGAAATGTAGAGGATCTTATTGGTAAGCAAATTGTCCAGGAAGCGGGACAGAGAAATGGATATGCCTCTGCTATCGTTGATAATGTCAGATTTGATTCTACTGTTGATGGTGAAGATACCTATAATTTATTTCTCGCCACAGAAACAATCAATGGAATTTTTGAATTTACTTCAAAGGCAGAACTAACACAGCAAATTTTTGCCAATGATACAATTGGCGATAGAATCAATGTATCATCTACTCTTGGTTGGAGTGATACTGGATCATTATTAATTGGAGATGAAATCTTCACTTTCGAAGATAAAAACATCACTCAATTTACAATAAAGAGCAGACAACTAAATGCATCATATCCAGCAGGAACTCCTGTATATGATCCTATTTTTGTTGGCAATAATGACGTAAAGTTGCTAGTTTTCGGTCTGGTATATAATTTGCTACCAGCACAAGCACAACCATATTCGTTTGTAAACGATCCAATTGAAGTTACAAATCCAGGATTTGAAACTAATGATCCCAAAGTTGTAACTTCACAAGGAATAAGATGGTTGCTATCGAATCCGAATGACAAACCTACATCTCCAACTAATACCTCTTATACTAACAATCTCTCTAATCTATCTACTGACGTTTCTGCTGTATTCGCAGATGACCAATTCTATTATGTTGCTTCTTCTGGATACCCATCATACCCTATTCTGGAAAATGTAACTTCAATTCCAGGCAATCTTGCTGATCAAAAAATCTTGAAGTTGATCAGAAAGCAAGCAACTTCTACAACTGAAATATACAAAACACCAAATTTAGATGTTGGAATTTTAGTGAATGGAACAAGAATCTATAATTACAAAGATACTGATACTGTAAGATTTGGCAAGCTAGAAAAAATTCGAGTTCAAAATCAAGGATTCAATTACAAGAATGCCCCATATGTTCTTGTAAATAGTGTTCCTGGTAGAGCAGTAGCCAAACTCTCTGGTCAATTTGTGGAATCAATTGAAGTTCTTGAACCAGGATTATACGGCAAAATTCCTACTGTAGAGATTACATCAGGGCGTGGTGCCGAAGTAAGGGCAACAGTAACCTTTGGAAGAGTTACAGACTTGATCATTGACAATCCAGGGGAATACTATTCGACACCACCTATAATTGTTATTACAGACGTTTCTGGACAAGGTAGGTTAGCTGAATATACTGCGGTAGTTTCTGATGGTAAACTAACTGGATTTGAAGTTGTAAATGAAGGCAATTTTTATTCACAGGAGAATGTAAGGGTAAATGTTTTCCCTGTTGGAGGAGGTGCAGAAGCAACTCCAGAGTTGACTGAATGGGTAAAAGACAGATATTACAATCTAAAAGATAGTCTGGATGAGAATAATGGATTTGTTTTTGAGAATTTTAACAAATCCTTAGAATATGGTTATGCTCATGTAGCAAATCCAAAAGCACTGCGCGTAAGACTGAATGATAACCTAAGTTCACTGGGAATTGAACCAGTAAATAAAACCCATTCTCCAATTCTTGGATTTGCTTATGATGGAAATCCAATTTATGGACCATTCGCACATCAGAATCCTTTAGATCCACAATCTCCTATTGTGAGAATGTCATCTAGTTATATTCTAAAACCATCTAGACAATTTGGACCAAGTACTCAAAACTATCCACTCGGATCGTTTATTCAGGATTATGAGTATAGACATAAGAGTGGTTCTCTTGATCAAAACAATGGTAGATATTGTGTAACTCCAGATTATCCAGAAGGAGTTTATGCATATTTTATTACTATTGATTCCCAACAAGTTCCACAATTCCCATATATTGTTGGAGAAAACTTCTATTCTTTACCAGTAGTATCTAATTATAGTTCAACACTAAATCAAACAAATATTTCTTCAAATGTAAAAAGATTATTTGTACCTGGAATTCAGGGAAATGGTGGCGGATTGAATGCAATCATTCAAGATCTAGAATCTGGAAGTATTGATTCAATTGAAGTAGATGGTTCTTCAAATTCATTTAGTGTAGGGTCAAAATTAGTTTTTGATAACTCAGGAACCGAGGGTAGTGGAGTAGAAGCTAGTGTAAGTTCTGTAAAAGGAAAATCTGTAAATTACATTGAGAGTTTCGAAAAGAAAGCAGTAAAACTGGAAATTACTACAGATTCTTATGTTTTTGAAAATGATAAACTGAGACAACCAGGAACAGGTGCTTTCGGTACAATTGTTGGAACTGTCAGGGCAGACAATACTATTTTGATTAGAGATGTAAATGGTGTTTTCAATTCTACTGCTACTTTCTCTACAGATATCAAGGTTGTTAGATTGTCAATTGATAAGGTATCTTCATATGCACAAGGATCTATTCTAAGTCTTACCGATGGAATAGTTACTACTGCTGCAACTGGAGAAGTATTAGAATCGGTTATTGCTGGAAATACTGTTATTCTAAAGGTTCTTTCTGGAACGTTCCAAGATCAAGATAATCTACCTGGATATTTTATCAAGAGTGATTCTCTCTCAGATACGTCTGGAGCTAGAATTGATTCTGTGGAATATTTGAGTGATGGACTTGTTCCTTTTGATATTGATGATAATATTGCTCTTGTAGAAACATCAGAAGAGCATGGTTTGGGAATTGGTGATGTAGTAAATGTTTCCATCAATCCAGATGATTCTGTAAAGACAAGAGATTATTTTGTAAGGAAGAGAATTTATCAAGAACTTCAACTAAGAACTCCAAGATATGAAACGACTGTAAATTACAGTGGTATTGGCAGAGGAATCATTCTAAATGCAGGAAATTTATATGATGTTGGATCTTATACTAATATTCCTCTTATTGGTGGATCTGGAGAAGGAGCGACTGCAAATATCGTTGTTTCTCCATTCAATTTGGGAGATGTTACTGGATATATTTCAGATATTCAAATTTCCGATGGTGGAACTGGATATAAGAGAGGAGACGTATTAGGAGTAAATGATGCTTCTTTAGGGAAGGTTCCAGGTAGTTCTCCACAGACCTTAAGATTTTTTATTGATCATGTTGGAGTTTCTGAAGTATCTACAGTCATCAGGGTAAGAAGTGCTGTAGAATATGCCGAGGATGACCTACTCAAAATTGACAATGAAATCGTAAAGATTATTTCTATTTCAAATAATCAAGTTCAGGGCGGCATTCTCACAGTAGAAAGAGCTCAAGAAGGAACAAAAGCAGTAGACCATTATGATGGTGCTCCTGTTTCTCTTTATGATGCTGGATATAGATTCGATTCTAACTTTACTGTAAATGGATCTGAGTCAGTAATTTATGATAAAAAGAATCAAAAACTCTTGGTGATCTATCCATCAACCCAATCTTTATCAACATTGCAACCTATTACAGAGCAAACTACTTTCTTTGATGATAGTACTCCACAAAGATTCGTAGAAATTATTACAGCATCACAAGCAGAAAATAGGTTTGAATTCAAACTTGATCCATCTATGTCTATTTTTGGAACAAATGCTCCAAACAATTATGTTTCAGAATGGACTGTAAATCCAATTATCGAAGTTCAAGAATATTACAAGTATAGGTTTGATACTTCTGATAACTCTTTGACTGGATCTCATTTAGATTTTAGTCCAAGTGGAAACTATAATATTATTCCAGTAGAGAAAAAAGAATCTTCAACACTACAAGGTTCTCCTGGATCTTTTGTTGAAATGAAATTTGGTTTCGGTCCTGTCATTTCATCAAATCAATATGATGAGAAAGAAGAATCCAGATTTGCTAATTATTTTTACTTTGATAGAAATGGACTAATTAGCAGTGGAAACTCGTACTTGAAAGTGGTACAAGATCCGCTGTCTGGAAGGCAGACTGTAAATTATGTCACGCCAACCAGATTCTCAT